AAGAGCAGACAAACTGGGAGCAGGTGCTTGAGTACCTGCAGCCCAGGGTTCCCTCATACTGCCCAGAAGAGCCGTCTCTTCCGCAGAAGGTTTTCCTAAGAACAAACGCTATTGAGGCGCTTTTTGGAGGAGCTGCCGGTGGTGGAAAATCATCAGCCCTCCTTATGTCTGCCCTTCAGTTTGTCGACGTTCCAAACTATTCAGCAATCCTTTTCCGTCGCACATTTGCTGACTTGTCGCTCCCCGGAGCACTCATGGACCGCTTTAAATCATGGATGTCAAACTATGATGATGTCCACTGGAATAACAACAGTTTCGTGGCCACTTTCCCATCTGGGGCAAGAATTTCCTTTGGTTATCTAAATAACCAGTCCGACTACCTCCGTTACAAAGGTTCAGAATTCCAGTTCATCGGCATGGACGAAGTCACCGAAATTAGGGAATCTGATTATCGGTACATGTTCTCCCGTCTACGCCGACCCAACTCTGGACCACTATCCGAGGTTCCCCTCCGAATGAGGGCTGCCTCTAACCCTGCCCCAAACTGGGTTAGGCAGAGGTTTATTGTTGAAGGTCTTTCTGAGGGCAGGATATTCGTTCCGTCAAAATTGACCGACAACCCCGGTATCGATGCCGACTCATACCGTCAAGCCCTTCAGGCTCTTGACCCGATTGAACGCAGACGACTTGAGGAAGGCGACTGGTGGAGCACTACCCTGGGAAGCCTGTTTGAACGGGAATCCGTGATAATTATTGACCAATCAGAAGTTCCAACAATCTCAAACACGGCAAGCGTTGTTCGTTTCTGGGACCTCGCGGCAACGGAACCGAGCGCAAACAACCCCGACCCCGACTATACGGTTGGCACTCTCATGATGTTTGACCAAGGAATTGCCTACATAATGGACGTGAGAAGAGTGCGTCTCAGGGGCGAAAAAGTCGAACAGCTGATTGCACAAACAGCGTATGAGGACGGCCTCGATACCCCGATTTTGATGGAAATGGAGCCTGGCTCCAGCGGAAAAGCCCTAGTTGACCAATACGCCAGATATGTGCTTCCCGGCTATAACTTTACCGGGGTCAGGGCTACCGGCGACAAGGTGACTAGGGCAAGGCCGTTTGCTGCAGCCGTAGCCAACGGAAACGTAAGGGTCGTCAGGGGTCCGTGGCTAACCCAGTGGCTAGACGAGTTGTCTTCTTTTCCTGAAGCCTGCGACCACGACGACCAAGTTGACTCCGCAGTTGGGGCCTTTACACATTTGGCCGGTTTGGGGTTGCAACAGCGTAGAAGGATTGCTATCGTCATTTAGCACTGGGAGACCAGTTACTAAATAGGACGGTACTATGGCTTTAGAAAAAATTGCCGAACTTAGGCTACTGATGGCTCAAGTGGAGTCAATCGTTGCCCAAGAAATTGACAATGGCGCATCACTCGAAGAGGCCGGAAATATGCTTCTTCAACTGAACATGGCGAAGCGAGATATGTCAATCGTTTATGACTCGATTGCCAAAATGTTTGGCGACCTGATGGATAGAGAATCAGCCGTTCCTCTTCCAGGAAATGCCATCATCGAGAAGAAGTCTTCCTATGAGCGCAAGGCTTGGCAACACAAAGACCTGGCTAAGGCAGTCGTTGACAGACTTTCACAGATGTCTGTTGACATGGATACTGGAGAGGTAATAAAGTCTCCAGAGGACATCGCCCTGGAGCTAATGAACTATTGCGCTCCCTCCTACTGGAGAATTAAAGAACTGAACAACATCGGAATCAATCCCGACATGTACTGCGAAACAGGCGAACTCAAAACAAGCATAATCGTCAGAAAGGGCGACACAGAATGAGCACGAATATCATCCAGCAACTTGCGGAACCTTTCCCTCGGGAAATGGAGAAAATCCTCAAGAAGGGTGGAGCATCACTTACCTACATTCCAGTAAGCGAAGTGATTACTCGCCTGAACAAGGTTCTCGGAATTGACTCATGGTCGTTCAACATCATCTCCTGCCAGCGAGATTCCATCGACACTGACTTCATCGTTGCCCACGTTCGTCTCATGTGGCATCCAGACGGAACACGCCCTGAAAGCATCATTGTTCGTGATGGCTTCGGCGGTCAGAAAATCAAGCGCACCAAGACTGGTGACATCGTTGACCTCGGTGACGAGATGAAGGGCGCCGTTTCCGATGCTCTTAAGAAAGCCGCTCAAACACTTGGTGTCGGCCTGTATCTTGCGCGCAGTGAAGAGGCAATGGACGTTGAGGAATCAATGAGCATCTCTCCCGAAGAGCAGGAGCGACTTGACAAGTGGGAGCAGTTTGCCGGACTTGCCAAAGCCCTTACAGCCGAGCAAAAGAATGAACTGAATCAGTTTTGGGATAATCATGCAAATGGTCGTCCCAAGCCAACCAAGTCGAACGCAACGCACAAGGACCTTGATGACCTGATTGCGGAAATTGTCCGAATTAACTTTGGTGGAACACTTGTCTCAGAGTGAACTGACACCGCCTCCACACCTATCTGCATCGTCAATAGGAACATTTCATCAATGCCCATTGAAGTTCAGATACAACAAGATTGACCTGATTCCAGATGTATCCGGCGAAGCCGCTGTTATGGGTAATTTTGTTCACGATGTTCTAGAGGAGCTTTACAAACTTCCACCTGAAGACAGAACAATTGACAATGCAAGAGAACTTGCTCGTCGTGTGTGGGAAGAGATTTGGGTAGACCAGGCAACCTCGACAGTAAAGAACTCCGAAGAGGTTCGCATGTTCAGGTGGCGTTCGTGGTTCTGCATTGAGAATCTATGGAACCTCGAGAATCCCCAGGAGATTGAGCCAGACGGTCTTGAATTTGAGGTTGCCGGTCAAATCGAGGGAGTCACGATTAAAGGCTTTATCGACAGATACTCAACGCTCAACGATGGGGAGTCATTGATTGTTAGTGACTACAAGACAGGCAAAACTCCTAGACCGAATTATCAGGAAGATAAGTTCTTTCAGCTTTACCTTTATGCGTACATGCTGGAAAAAATGGACGTTGGAGTTGCTAAGGAAATCGAACTCCTCTATCTCAAAGATGGGGTAAGACTTAAGAGAACGGTGTCTCCGAAAGACACCAAAAACATGATTGAACACGTTGTTGAGACAAAGCGCCAAGTAGACGAATGCTGTAAGACTGGCGAATTTGAAGCTAGGAAATCAGTTCTCTGCAACTGGTGTAGTTATCAGAATATTTGTCCAATGTTTGGTGGTGGAAAGTGATTGACGAACAGACTTTTGCTCAGATGGTTGCCGAGGAAGTAAAGAACAAACTTTCTCCAATCCAGCGCGACCTTCTAACTCAAAGAGAAAACTGGGATAGGTGGAGAGACCATCTCATCGCCCTCATAGATAACCTTGATGACCAAATCTCTGATATTGACGCCGACAACCAGGCCGATATCGAAAGATTCCAGTCGATGGGCAGGGATGGAAAGATTCTTGCCCAAGAGGCATCTCGAGCCTACGAGGCAAGGAAGAAGAAGATTCTGCGTTTCCGTTTTCATGTCAATAAGCGGCTCGACGATGTATCGGCAATGATTGATACCGGCGAGGCTCCAGAGTCAAACGGTTGGCAGGAAATGGAGACCCTCAAGAGGGCAATTATCAAGCACCGTGCGATGTTGCGCGAGTTTGACCTTGAGGAGACTGCAATCGACAGAGCACTATGGGCCGTTCTTGACAATGAATGGCTATTTGATTCAATTAACGAATCAAGCCTGTTCCCTGCAGAGTGAAGCGGAAACCACTTAAGCGGTCGGATAAACCGCTGAAAAGAACCCCACTAAAAAGCTCATCCAAGAAGATAAATCATCGCTCTAAGAAGACCGAAGAAAAATACAAACTTAGGCGACCCCTAGTTGAGAGGCTTCTTTCGGAAAGGCCGTGGTGCGAAGCGTGCCCAGTATTTGCTGCGCACGATGGACTGGTTACCTATCAGAGAAGGCCATCCGTAGATGTTCATGAACTGGTCAGGCGGTCACAGGGTGGCTCAATACTTGACGAAAGCAACCTAATGTGCGTTTGTCGTTTATGCCATTCCAGGATAGGGAACGAGCCAGCGCTTGCATTTGAGCTTGGATTGGCTAAGCATTCTTACGACGAATGATAATATGTACTCCAACTTTTAGTTTTTGGAGACGTCAATGAACGTAAGGCACGAAACAATCTCCCTCTCGGATGGCTCGGCTACGGCAATCCCCGTAAACAGGCAGGACCCGGTTCAGTACTACGTGAGCTTTACCGTTCAGAATGTTGATGGTTCTGCGAATGTTTACATTGGTGATTCTTCCGTAACAACAAGCTCATACGGTATAAAACTTGTTCCTGGAGCAATAGCGTCGTTCGAGAACACTTCTAGAAGTTCCGGATTTTATGCAGTTACGGACTCAAACGGCTCTCAGGTGGCAATACTCCAGACGAGTTTCTAATGAGAATTTCAATTCAAGACCAATCTAGGTTCAGTCTTAATTGTGGCTCTGCCGATAAGGGTTTAGCAAACATCAGAATTTCAGCACCAACGTCTGGCGGTGGCGGTGGAAGCAGCGACCCAGCTGAAGATTTTGTAGAGACAACCGGACCATCAACTTGTGGAAGTTTTGTATTAGCAGGAAATGCTAATTCGTATGCTGCGTTTAGCCCCAACGCAGCGCTTGACTTTGGAACGGGTCCATTTACCATTGAGTGGTGGCAGTACCAGACTGATAATAATTCATGGCCTCGTGTATTTGCTAGAGGAACATACGGTTCTACAACACTCGGTCTATCTATTGAAGGCGGCAGTGCTTACTTCTGGGACAATGGTGCAAACTTTCTCACTAGCATCTACAACTATAAGAACACATGGCTTCACTTTGCAATAACACGAAGCATCAATAATAAGTTGAGATTCTTTATTGGTGGGCAATTAGCCGCAACGATTGAAAACTACACACATGATTTCACTACATCACCAGATAATTTCATGATTGGTGTAGAGGGAATTCCTTCTAATGGTTCGTCATTTGGTGGAAGAATTACAAATTTCCACATTATGAAGGGTGCTGCTAGATATATTGCAGCGTTTACGCCAAGCGCGTCTCCGTTAAAGATGACAAATAAGTCTGTGATGATGTTATACGCGGAAGCATCAAACGATTTACTCCAAGACGATGTCGGTATTCTTTCTGGAATGGGCTTAAATCTGACTTGGTCGGCATCTAATCCATTCTCTTAAATTCTCCAACCCTGCTGTCTATTCGCGAGGACTGGGGATAAATATCCCTTAATTTTTCTCCGTCTTCGGAAGTAATTGCGCCTCCATGTAAAACTTTGCCAGGACTAAGCCCATAGCAGGCATTCACAACATCGCATACACCAAACATGAGTACTGCAACTCTTTTTCTTCTGTATTCTGGTGCCGTTATTACTTGCTGAAGAATTGGGTCACCTACTAACCATGAAACCATTCCGGCCCATTTTTTTAAGTGTTCAGGACCTAGTGAAGAAAGTGCTTCTTGTTCGGAAACAATGGTTCCCATCGGATATGAGTTATCCCAAAAACCAAATAAAGCCATTTGTTCTGGAATTTTATTTCGACCGTCAGCTAGAACAAACCAGAGTTGTGGTGCATCCTCGCGAGGTCCGTAAACTTCTTCCCTGTAGTAGTCAACTACTAGGCGACCATCGGAGTCGACACTTCCGGAACCCCATTCCTGGGGTGATGATTTGCCTGCCGGCAACTCTTCGCCGGATGTAAACCAGCGTTTTTCCGGAACAACACCTGGAGTGGATAACCAGCGGACGTCAAATAATCCGTTACTGAGTTTATTGCCAGTATCTAGGGCGTATGTTGATGGTAGTTTTGCCATTCGGCAAGACTAACAATTAAAGCCAAGGACCCCAGAGACGATTTGCTGCTGCGCCGTCAGCAACGCTAGGAACACCGGTGTATGCGATGTGGATGTTAACGACTGCATACTTATCGCCATCCGCATACCAATCCCAGTTACCCGTGTAGTCGTACACAAACATTGACAAAATTTCATCGGGGTTCATGACCGATAGGTCTGTCTTGTAGCCACGGTTATTTGGGCCATCGCTATTGTTGTTGTACCAGTTTGGGTTAGTCGGTGAGTCTTTTGCTGGAGCAGATGCTGCAGAACTGCGGAAACCGTTGCCCCACCAGGGAGTTCCAGCCCACTGAATTGTCGTCCCCGCTGGGCGGTCATCTGGGTTGCCCATCCACATGGTTGGCTTTAGGTCCTCGTCTGCATTCCAGATATCTCCAGAATCACCAGGCTCAACACCGAAGAAGTTTGCCCAGTCCGAAGGAGCGTTCCATGCAGCGTCTGGGTTGCGTGGGTTAGCAGACTTAATTGCTGCCAGTTTCAAACCACGAGCAGCGTCCACCCAGCCATCATTTGTCTCAGAAATAAGAAGACGGTCGCCGGTAAACCAAACATTTTCAATCTTTACGCGGAAAGGAAAGCTGACATTTACATAGTTGTCAAACTGGCGGTCTACTTCGTATGAGTAGGTGACGATTGAGGGAGGGATAATTCCAGACATTTAAGCTCCTGTGTGTTGAAACCTTCGCTCAAATGATAACACAGACTGTTTTTGAAAGAATAAATTTTTGAGAGAATTATTTATTGTCTGTTTAATAGCGATGCGTGTATTCTGTATGCCAGGTACCTACAAACCTGCTGTCGGAAAGGAAAGGACGGTGGTCAATGTCTAGTGGCCTAACCACGGCAAATCGGAGATTCATTTTCTAAGTTTCTCTACAACCGCTGGTCTCTGCAGGACTAGCGGTTGTTTGCTGTATTCGTGCTGTTTGTTATTGTTGTACAATGTTTGTAGCACATGAATTTGTGACCGTTATAGGCGAACATCGGGTAGGAGAAATCCTGCCCGATTTTCGTGTAGTAGTGTCTTTCCGTGCCAGACATGAAGCTAATAGGAATAGACCTCTCTCTCACGTCAACTGGCGTGTCTATTGATGGTAAAACATCGATTATTTCCACCAAAACTAAAGGGCCGGAGCGGTTATCCGTGCTTACCAAGACAATTTTGCAGATATGTCTTGACGAACAGGTAGAATGCGCAATTATAGAAAGTTATTCTTTTGCTTCTCGAAATTCACAGGCCCATAGCATTGGTGAACTCGGCGGATGTGTGCGAATGACGCTATGGGATAACGGCATTTCCTACATTGATGTTCCCCCGACATCTAGAGCAAAGTTTGCTACCGGAAAAGGTAATGCCGGGAAAACAGAAGTTATATCGGCAATATCATCGAAGACGGGTCTTGTTTTTTCCGGTGGTGGAGCAGACGATGAGTGCGATGCCTGGATTCTTGAACAGATGGGCCTTGCTTATCTCGGCTTAAACAAATATGATTGGTCGGCAACACAGCTTTCTTCACTAGAGAAGATAGATTGGTCTCCAATGGATAATAAAAGAGGTTCACTTGCAGAATAGAAACAAACCCATCAGTCAGGTGGAAATTGAGAACGAACTACTTCGCTTGATTGAAATGCTGGAAGAAGAGACAGAAGCATTTGAGGTCTTGGCTACAGAGAATGCCAAAAAAGAAGCATTGTACAAATCCAACTGGGCAAAGGAATATTTGTCTGCAAAGGGTTCAATCAAAGAGCGTGAAGCGTGGGCTGACTACAAGATGGATGAGGCTTCTTTTGATTACAAAATTTCAGAAGCGCTTGTGAAATCCAAGAGGGAAAAACTACTTTCGCTGAGAACATCAATCGACGCCATGAGAACCCTGAACGCAAACGTGAGGCATCAGGTATGAGCAATGGAATACATCCATCATTAGCAGCAATGGCTGTCGATATAGATACCCTTCTTCCGCTTGAACGTAATCCAAGAATTGGTGACGTAGATGCGATAGCAGCTTCTTACGCCGAGTTTGGACAGGTAAAACCCATAGTCGCAAAACAGAATGATGATGGAACCGCTACTGTCATAGCCGGTAACCACCAGCTCGAAGCAGCCAAGATGCTTGGTTGGGACAAAATTGCTGTTGTTTATCTTGACGGCGATGACTCACGTGCTGTTGCATTTGCGCTTGCAGATAACAGAACAGTGGAACTTGGCTATTCTGAGCCGGAAGTCCTTTACGAACTAATTAGCGCCGTCAGCGACGACTATCCTGAACTCCTAGAGGGTCTTGGCTGGGATGAGTTTGAGATTGCGGAATACGAACAGGAATCTCTCAGAAATAGCAGTGACCTTTCGGTTAGCGGCTCGTATGTACCGCCAGTTCTAATTCCGCGCGACACAGAAATACAGGGCTTTAACGATGTACCCGAACTTCCACAACAGCAGTTTGTTGTCGCTAAAGACGACGAAGGGGAAAAGAGAATCGTAGCCCCACCGTCCTCTGACCAAAACGACATCGCTGTTCGTGGTTCAACAATGGCAACAGGCGCTGCCCAGCAGGCCGTTGTACAGTTCACTATTGTTTTTGATAATCCGGCACAGCAGGCTAGATGGTACGAGTTTGTTAGATGGCTACGCAATGACCCAGCAATAGTTGGAAACACAACTGCAGAGCGATTGATGGATTTCATTGGGCAGCATTCGGAGATTTAATGAGTGTGTGGTCGTGGGTTCTCGGCTCACTCGGAATAACAGGGCTATTGATAGCTGGAAACCGAGTGTGGTGGGGATGGTTGATAAATCTGGCAAACGAAATGCTGTGGATTGTTTACGCCGTAAGCACAGAACAGTATGGGTTTATTTTAATGGCTATTGCCTACGCAACCGTTTACGCTAGAAACGCTAGAAACACAAGGAAATACAATGGATAAAGATGGAATTGTGGCAAGACTGCGAGATATAGCGTCGCTTCGTGGAGACATAGGCGGAAGGGTTATACCTGTTACTTGCTGGGAAGCGGCTGACGAGATTGAACGCCTACGCACATTGGGTGATGCTCTTGCCGCTACTGGCGGTCAACACGGTTTTGATGAAGCGTTAGACAACTGGAAGGAGATGCGTGGTGAGTGATGACATTGTGACCCGACTACGGGATTTGGCGATGAAGGAAGAATCCCCCTGGGCAAACATTTACGACAATGTGATGCGTGAAGCAGCCGATGAGATTGAACGCCTACGAAACATAATTATTGGTATTGCTTTGAATAAACAAGTTTGGGAAGGCTTTAACTTTGACTGATGACATCACTGTTGGCGGTCGCACCTACTACAAAGACTTGGGTGAGTGGCGTATACGGGCAACGGAAGGTTCCGTTTACGACCCCTATGTTGGGGAATACTGGAACCTTCTCGACGAGATTGAACGCCTACGGGCAGACATGAAAGAACTGTTGGAAATCACCAAACTGTTTGCCGATGAAGGCGAGTGCCGAAACTATGAGAAACAGTGGGGATACTGCACTCATAGCCATTGCGATTGGCATGATGCGGAACATCTATGGGAATCATTCTGCTTTGCTAGAGGAATCTAATGACTAAGAAGATGACAAAGAAACAGATGAATGAAATCAGAGATGAAATCAATCGCTGGTACGACCTGATGGACGACCCATCTTGGGATGAAAACACAACAGCGATGTGGGCGATGGCTGAAGAGATTGTGCGTCTGCGAAACAGAGTTGCAGAACAAGAAATAACTCATGCAGTTCAAAAGAAGAACACCATGACTGAAATTGAACGCCTACGGGAAGAACTAGATGTCTATAGAGAACGAAACGCTTGGGTTGAACGTCATGACTGATGACATTGTGACCGGCAAATGCAGAGCATTTCAATGGATTGGGCAATCTATTGCAAATTGCGATGGGTGCGGAAAACCAATTTTTGACCATGATGGAGACTCACGTTCTCATGGTGGACCGTTCAGTGGAACTTTTCGGCTTCAACCTTTTGACGAACAGGTGATTGCCAATTGGATTATCAATGGGTGGATTGACAGACAACGGGCAGCTTACCTATTGAGCGTTACAGAAGAGATTCTGCATGACTAATGACATTGTTACCCGACTACGGGAACTGGCGAACATGGGTGGGTTTCTTGTCACCGTTGAAACAATGTTTCAAGCCGCTGATGAGATTGAACGCCTACGAAAATTAGGAAACCAGTTGGCGTATTGGGCTGGGCGTGAAGATGGCGCACAGCAATTGATTTCTGCTGCTCATGCATGGAAAGACGCTCAGTAATGACTGATGAAGTTATTGCCCGACATCCTGTTTATAGCCCAATCCTCAATAAGCACAAGCATGACTTACCGCCTGCTTGGATGTGGAAAGACTATGCCTTTCGTTGCTCTAAATGCAACAAGATTTTTCAATCAGTGTTCAGTGATTGGGCTTTAGGCTTTTACTGGAAGCCTCGCTCAGAGCGTTGGTTGAAAAGAAAGTTGAGGAAATTGGAACATGACTGAAAGAACTGTCAACGATGGATTTGGTGAAGTAATGATGTGTGCTCGCATTGATTGTGACCTTGAAGTAGTGCGCCCAGGCAAAGTTCAGTGCCGAGGCGAATATGACTCACTTGGCTGTCCGCATACAGAAAGTGAACTTATTAAGACAATGTTTAACGCAGTAAAGAAATTATTAGGAGAAGATGATGAGTGATGACATCGTGACCCACCTGCGCAATCAACACGAGTTGAAGAAACTTGCATATCCAGAATTGTGCAAAAACACAAAGACCATCTATGAAGAAGCCGCTGATGAGATTGAACGCCTGCGAGCACAAGTCAACACCATTGCTAATGCCCAAGACGGTTGGGGTCGTGTCACAAGATTGAAGGCCGAAATTGAACGCCTACTGACAGAACTAGAAAATGTTAAAGCGGAAAATCAAAGACTTTCTCAGGTTGCAAAATACTAATGACTAGACAAAGAATGTTTCTAGACATGAGTTGCATAGAGGCAGCTCGTCAAAGAATTCGCCACGTGTACGACACATTCGACACGGTATGCGTCCAGTTCTCTGGGGGCAAAGACTCATCTGCCGTTATGTATCTTGCTAAAGAGGTACATGAAGAGCGCGGTCTAGGGCCAGTAAAAGTAATCTTTCGAGACGAAGAAATGGTCAGCCCTGTAACAATCGAATATGTTGAGAGAGTAAGAAATTACGACTGGGTTGATATGGAGTGGTATTGCCTTCCATATCCGGCAGAAGTTTGGGTTCTTGGACAACGCGTAACGACACTCCTGTGGAGCAACGCTAGAAAAAACATTGGCAGACTTGTTAGGGACATACCGCCGTGGGCTATAACTGCTGAGGACTTTGGCCTTACCCATGATGTTTCTCTTCCTGAACAGACCGACTACTACACGATGCAGGGCAAGAAGGGCAATGTTGCCTTCATTACTGGAGTAAGAGCCAGTGAATCAATGGTCCGGTATCGTTCGTGTGTTCAGAAATTGCATGAAAATTACATCGTGACTCCATACAAGCTAAAAGCCGGAATTCCGATGAAGTTTGCAAAAGTCATTTACGACTGGAACACAAATGACGTTTTCAAGTTTCTGATAGAGGAACATGGCGCCGAGTATTGCGAGTACTACGACCTTGCCGCTCAGACAGAAAGCAATACCAGAATCGGTATACCTCTTCACAGCATTGCAATTCGTAGAATAGGTGACGTTGTAGCAACAGAGCCTAAGTTCTATGACAGACTCGTAGGGTGTTTCCCACACATCGACGCACAGCGTAGGTGGTGGCCAGATTTTGATGTTGAGAAGCTAATCGCCAGGTATTCAAATCTTGGATTTGATGGAGCATCAATGTTTATTGATGACTACCTAGTTGGCGAGCGCCGTCAGATGGAAGCTAGGGCCTATGTCTCAAAATTCAGAAAAAAGCATCTCCAGGATGAACGCGGCTATCCAATAAGCCTTTTGATTAGAACACTTGTCTTAAACGAGATAGATGGTGGCTCACCATCTCCTGTTGGCCCAAGAACAAAGGCGTACACAGTCAGAAACAACGAAGAGGAAATAGACTCAACCTATGAAGTATGAGATTGAAGAAGTAGACCCACAATCACTGTCTGTTCCAGAATGGCGAGCAACGTACATACTCAGGCCAGACCTTCTAGTGCTTTCATCTTCTTTGTCTGATTTTGGATTTATTCAGCCAATCCATGTTTCTGCTAGAACTGGCGAAATAATTGACGGCTCAGAAAGATTCCTTCTGGCAACAAATGTAAAGCATATTATGGAAATTACGAACGGAAAAATTCCTGTCGTGAAACATGATATAGATACCGTTCAGGCAATGGCTATGCACCTCAGACTCAACAGGGGCAGGGGTTCTGTGGTTGCTAAGCCAATGTCGTCAATTATCAAGAAACTAATTAGGTCAAGGGCCTTTACACAAGAAGACCTTGAGAGAGTCTTATGCATGAAGCAGAACGAGTATTCACTCATGATTGATGGAACCATTCTCAAGTCAAGGAATATAAAAGAGTACACATATTCCAGAGCATGGGTTCCGGTTGAAGCTCCTCCTGGGACGTTGGACAGCGGACCAGTGATTGAATCTCCGCCAAACGCAGATAGGTAATTTGCCGCCAAACCAACTTTTCCATACACCCAAAATGCCGCCATATGCTAAACTTTGGGAAATGTTTCTCGGAAAAGTTGGTTGATTATGCCTAGACTTCGATATGGCCCGGACATCACTGATGATGCTGCATCGCTTTTGACCGACCTTGACAGGATTGATAAAAAGCTTAAATCAACCCAGTCTGCAGCAGCGAGAGCCAGACTCATAAAGCAAAGAGACCTTATTGGCAAGGGAATCAAAGATGTTTACGGCTCTAGGGGTAATGCCAGAAAATTGGCAAAAGAATCTCTCGCTAGACAGGGCTATGCCTCTGCCGAGGACGTAAAAGCCCTTGGTGGAAAGAGATACAAGAAACTCACGGAGCGCCGTGGCGGAAACGTCAACCTTGCCTCAACGCCTGGTCGTGGACGCGAAGCTATTCCGCGCAAGCAGGGCTATCAGGCTCGTCCAGAAACCGCACACCCAGAGCTTTATGCGTCTGCCACC